TGAGCGTTACCATTACATCGCCAATAGCGTCCTGAATAGCGGGTTTGTCGTTGTCATAACACGCTTTGATAAGTTCGCCCACCTCCTCGTGTGTTTTGAGGAGCTGGTTAAAACGTGTTATTTTCTCATAGATTTCTCTTTCTTTTGCCCACTCTTGTATAAGAGGAACGAGTTCTTGAATTGTTTTCATTTGTTTGATTTTTTAGTTTTTAATTCCTCTCTCATTCCCATACAATAGGAGCGGTAATTAATATTAGACTCGTGTGTTAGTACATAGTCGTACCATTGCAGTATCTTGCCATTTGGCTTGTCGTTCTTCATATCGTAGTATATATCCTCGATATTGAAAAAATAGTCTGATAAACATATAATACCTATACCTACATCGTAATTGTCAAATTCAAATTGTAGGTCTTGCTTGTGGCAAAATTCCTTGATGAGGTTGCGTGCAGCATACTCGAATAACTCTACTGCTTCTCGTTCTTGTGATGATTGTTTTTTCATTGGGTAGTAATTTTTAATCTTTTTGCTATAAGTTCTACAATATCCACGGTTACGGCGTTGCCGATGAGTTTGTAACGTTGTGTTTTAGCAATGGGCTTTATCGTGCCATCGTAGTTGCCGTATTGTGTCCAATTATCGGGAAATCCTTGCAGGCGTTCGCATTCTATTTCGGTTAATCTACGTATGCCACCCAATAAGTTATTCTCTTGAAAGGCATTGCTCGATATGGTTGGGCAAATAGTGAGGTCTGCACCTTTATTTTTACCTCGCGGACGTTGTTTAATAATAAAATCAGAATTATTTCTTGTTAGGGCAGGTGATACTCCTCTTTCATCATATACTCTATTTTGTTGGTAAGGTTGTCTCCCATTTGATTCAGTAGATGGATTTATTTGTATAACGGTCATATCAGAGTGCAAGCCTCCTGACTTTCCGCCACCTGTTAGTGTCCCCGCTTTTTTTGGAATAATGTAAGTATCATCTTGGTTCATATTGCCATTGGATTTAATTGTTCCACTAATTTGGGTTTGTGATTGACTTTTCGATTTTGTTGTAGGCACAAAATCATTTTCTCCGATAGGAAATACTCTTGGGACACTTCGTCCTGCAAGATGTCCAATAAGGTAAATCCGCTCTCTATTTTGGGGTAAAAGCCAGCTTGTATTAAGCAATTGCCATTCGATTGTATAACCCCCAATGTTGGCAAACGCTTGGAGAATTGCCCAAAAGTCTGCGCGAGCATTTGAGGAGAATGTTCCTTTAACGTTCTCCCAGATAAAAAGACCTGGTCGGATGTGAGCAATGAGGGCAATTGCGTGTTCGATAAGGCTACTTTTGGCTCCCGCGAGCCCTGCACGCTTTCCAGCAAGCGAGAAATCTTGGCAAGGCGATCCGAAAGTGATAATGTCAATGTCTGTAAAGTCTCCTCCGTGAATAGAGGTAATGTCTCCGATGTATTTTGCATGAGGAAAATTGTTTTTATAGTTTGCTATTGCGTGTTTGTCTATCTCTGAAAAATAGTGTTCGGTAAATTGGTAGCCAGCTCGTTGAAAGCCGAGTGAAAAGCCCCCAATTCCGCTGAATAGGTCTATGATTTTCATTATTCTTTATACTTTTCGTTAATAACATCTAAGTGCTGATATATCATTTCCGATAAGTCGTTAGAATACGACTCAAAGGCATCAATTAGTACTTTGTCGTCTTTCATTGTTTTCTTAAACTGCTTCACAGCTTCTCCGCTGAAGTGTTTAAGCTGCCTGAATGAACGTTTAAATTCGTGACTGAACTTTGTATCGTCAATTCCGTACATAAGTTCATTGAGGCTATCGGCATACGATAAGGCAAGGATAGCATAGTGGGCTATTTTTTCACGTTTTAGCACGGGCATTACTACTGCTTTATCGTGTTCGGCAATTGCGATATTCATTAGGTTTCGCGCTTCTTGAGGTGTAACTTGCAATCCTCTCGCACGGAGTTCTGTTATAAATTTATTGTTATTACTTTTGTTCATTTTTTTAGTGTTTTTTTTGTTTATTTCGACGTCAGTAATTCCGAAAGTTCTTTGCCTTGTGTAATGAGGTGGTTGTAAAAGAATTTCAAAGTATCTTCTTTTTTAAATCTCCTTATCTTTCCGTCAGGGTCATTGGTACTATTTTGGAAATGCTCTATCAATGCCCTAATAGCACTATATTCTTGCTTATCTTTTGCCTTATTTTGCTCTTGTCGAAGTCGCTTCTCGGTTTCCGCTCGCATTAGTTGCTTGTCCTTTTCGGTGAGAGTAGCAAAATAAGGTTGTAATATACCTCGCTGATAGAGTGTATCATAAATAGGCACGGATAGCATAGGCAATTCCTTTTTTTCCTTATACCCCTCGAAATGCTCATTGAGCCAACGAATCACGTTATTTTCTTTTTCCTCTTCTGTCATCGTGTTTTTTTTCTCTGGTAATTGTGAAATGTTAATGTTATGCATTCGCTGAGTGTCTTGCAGCCATTGGCGATATTTTCCTAAAACCGTACAGACGTAAGATACGTCAAAGAATTGAATATGCTCTGTTGTGTTGCCAAATTCCCCGCTTCTATCCATCTGAAAGGCTTTGTATATCTCTTGAAAAGAAAGTCCTGAAAAACGGTTAAAAACAGCATTCCATATTTCATTCTTTTGCAAAGGGTCGATTTCTCCCTTAAGCCCTACAAAAGTAGCAATGTGTGCAAAGAGATAACCGAATGCTTCTTGTATTCTTACCTCCTTACGGTTGTAGTCTCTAATTCGTAGATATTGGTGTCCTATTTTAGCTATCTCCAATGATGTGAGTTCCCCAACCTTGACTATTGTTTCTAATATTTTCAATGGTTTGTCTTCCTGCAAAATAAGGAGGTTTGCCGACTGTGGACTGTTGTCCGTACGACTCAGCGTTTGTAATGATGTTTCCATTTTCGTCTAAGAATATTTGATTGTTAGATGTTTGATGAGGGGCTTGTGTGTTATGTAGCCAATCCGCCTCAAAACCTTTCCACTGTTTTTGAACTACGATATTCAGTACCGCATTTATATCCTGCCTTGTTAGCCGTACCTGATTGATGAAGTTATTAAACGCTCGTTCGGTATTGACGGCTTTCTTTGCTTTGCGTATCTTTAACCACTCATCTACAAGTTCAGGCGCAAAGCCTTCTGATAGCATTGCCTTTCTGAAATTGAAAGGAGGGGGGGCGGGCGCAACTTGGAGGGAGGTTTCTTTTTTAGCGTTTAAAGGCTGTTCTTTTTTTTCTCCCTCGCCAAATTCCACACACACGCTTTTCTGTTTCTCTTTTTCTAAAAGAGAAAAATCATTTACATTTACATTATCATTTACATTTACATTAAGGGGGCTTTTGCTTTTTTTGCTTTTTTCAAAAACCAATTGCTTTTTTTGCTTTTCTTTGCTTTCTTCTAATTCATTGATTTTCAACGGTCTTCCTCCTTTTGCTCCTGCTTCTTTTCTCTTTTCTTTGATTGATATATACTTTTGCGTATCCCTATCAATCGTTTGCTTTACAAATCCGAATGCTACTTTTGCAAGTGGTTTTAGTTCAATCAAGTTACCATATATGGCATATTCCGTAATAGCCTGATAAACTTCCAACTGAACCTCACTTGGCAAATCCCGAATAACATTCAACCAATCCGCGTAAAACAAAAATGTTTCTTTTTTCATGGCTTATTTAAATGAACATTTTCTCTCTAACTTTGCCCTAAGCCCTCTCCTTGAGCATACACGCCAAGTACAAGCGAGGGCATAAGACAAAGAATGAATGAGTATTTAAAATAATTTAGGTTGCATTTTATCAGCAATCATACGCTTTAAATTACGCTGCATTTGATTGTAATAGGACTCCTTAAGCTCTATTCCTATGTAGTTACGATTAAGCCTTAGACTTTCGTATCCTTCACTTCCTATCCCTCCAAAAGGGCTTAACACTGTTTCTCCTTCATTACTCCATAGGTGCAAGCAACGCCTGATCGTTTCCAATTGTAAGGGACAAATATGTTTCTCATCCTTTTCCTCACGAGCAGAGGTATATTGCAAGGTATCGGAGTAGTTGATGTCATACCACACTGGCTCGGCGTACTTTTGCCACAAATTCACTGGTAGGTAATTTTCCTTATTCTCGTCTTTATCTTGGTGGGTGATTGGTACTAAGTTATCACCTGCATTGCGAAAAACTAAGATGTAATCAGGGATCCCTGTACGTGATAGGCTGCTGTCCTTCTTAATGGTCTTATGTAGTAGCCCTATTGATTTGGTTCGTGTCATTTCCACTACTGGGCTTTTCCATATTGTGATCCTATCGTGATAAATAAACCCTTCCTTCTCAAAAGCCTGAATAAGCATTCCTGAAAAGTCCTTAAGACCGATATACCCATCTTTGCCTTTCATTGCAGGTAAGTCCATACAATGCACTGCTACCAATCGTCCGCTTTTAATTACCCTTGCTAATTCTTTCACGAGAAACTGAAAATGTACAAAGAACTCCTGATAATCTTTGCAATTGCCCATGTCTCGTATATCGTCAGAATAGACATACAACTCAGCAAAAGGAGGGCTAAATATTGAAAAGTCTATGCTGTTATCAGGGAATTTAGCCACCTCCTCTACGCAATCGCCGTGTATGGCTCTGTATTTTGGTTGTTCCATAGTGTTTGGTTATTAATCATTAATTGTTGCATTTGTTTGAATTGTTTTTCTTTCTCTTTGAGAATACTAATGACATTTTGCATG